TAATAGAACTTGATGAAATCTGGCCTGTTTGATAATTACTTTCTTTCATCAATAACTCACTACTTGAGCCTACATAATTAGAGTGGTTTACTGCATCACCTTCTTGTGCGGGTGATTCTAATAACATTCCATAGGTAGACATGCTTTTACTGGAAAACCCTAAATGATTATGTCTTAATTTAGATTCTGGATATATATCTCCTAAGGCCATCAACTCATAGTTCTTAACTCTAATATCTTTGTTTTGTAAATTACTAACTGAATCAAAGGTTACAGCCCCACTACCACCAGCAGTACCCCAAGTATTAATTAGTATGTTTCCATAGTTACCTGTCTCTTCTAATACTAGACCTGTTACTTGACTCTTTGGTGGTACTAAAGCAGTATTATCTGAAAGTTTATACAGATAGTTTCCGATAACAGATTGATAATGTGCATTATAATCTGAATCAACTATATTACTACCCTCTATAGGGTTGGTATTATTTGTTAATGTAGGTGCTAATAATGCTCCATCAGGCCTAATATTATAAGACGGTGCGGCACCAGATACGCTAATATTACTTAAATCATTATAGATAGAACCAGCAGAAGTTTGTGTTAAACTTCCGGGTGTAAAGGTTTGTAAATCTTGATATTTAAAAATAGCAGAAGATGTATAATTGTATCCTTCGTGTTTACTTCTCAACCTATGTAAGAACCCTGCCTTTGGTATATTATTATTTAAGAAATATAAATAGGAATTACTATCTGTAAATCTAGTATCAGATGAATTTGTTTCAACACTTGCTAGTACAACTGGCATAGTTGGTGCCAAAGTCAAGGTAGTGGCTTCTCCTTCTTTCTCAGTTTTATTTACAATAGAATAATAATTATGAGATGAAGGTATAAGTTTACTGGATTCTGTTGGCGTTGGTGTATCTTCATTACCTAGTTTGAAGGCAAACTTAGAATCTTTACTCTTTAAACTTTTTACTCCAGATATATGATAACCCAATGAAGTATCTTCTCTATATTTACCTGTTGCAGAAGTATAAGGTAAAGAGACTGTAGATTGGTTTCTGCTGGCATCATACGTTAATTCTTCTCCATCAATAAAGACAAGACCCTTATCACTTGCGGAGACTAAATCTGTAGCGTTAGAAGTTGCTAATGGGTTAACTGCTAGTGCTTTAGTTAGGCTTTGAGTAAATTTGTTAGAAGTGGCATTAGTTAAACTAATTGCTTTAACCGATGTGCCAGATGAACCATTACCTGCTAAGGCTTTATCTCGTAGTGTTACTGTATTACCAGAAACACTGTCTACTTCTCCCACAAATGTCATATCTACTCTAAAAATTAAATCATACTTTGCTAAATTAGAGGCATCTGTGCTAGTAAAGGTTGTAGCCCCAGTAAGAAAAATACCACTAACAGCAATACTGATTG